CGCGACGACGCACGTCAATCCTCTTTTATTTGATGGAGAGTCCCGATGCCAATTAGCTTCAACAACATACCCTCTAACTGGCGGATGCCGCTCTACTGGGCGGAAATCGACCCATCGCAAGCAGGCTTGCCGATCGTGCGCAACATCGCGCTGATCGTCGGCAGCATGATCTCGCAGACCAACAAAAAAGTTGGCACTATAGCGCTTGCAACGGGCGGGGGCGGGCAAGGCCATGTTGTCAATGACCAGATCACGCTTCAGTTCGGAGTTGTGGTGACAGTCACCGCTGCCACAGCCGGCGTGATCACCACCGTGACGCTTACGCAGCCCGGTTCATTCCCTGGCACGGTGCCATTGCCGGCTAATCCGCTGACACAAGTGTCATCGACCGGCGTGGGTCTCAACTCGAGTTTCAACGCAACATGGATCGATGCTCTGTCCATCGACTTTGGCGGCATCGGCATCCCATGGGTTCCGAAACCGATGGGCACGCAGGCGCAAGCCGATAATGAGTTTGGCATCGGCTCTGAAATTTCGTGCATGTTCCAAGCCTTCTTCGCGAACAATTTTGCCCAGGAGGTTTGGTGCCTGCCGGTCCCGGCAGTCGGTACTGCAGCTGCTGCCAAGGTGCAAATTCTAACGCCAGCGACCGCAGCCGGAACTTTACATCTCTATGTTGCTGGTCATCACGTCGACAACGTCAATGTCGGCACAACCGATACGGTGCAAAACATTGCCGCTACATTGACGGCTGGCATCAACGATGATCCGACATTGCCGGTGGTGGCAACACAAGGCACGGCGCCGAACGACGACACGGTCACCATCACTTGCAAGACGCCGGGGCTGAACAGCAACGACATCACTCTGCAGCTGAACTATTACGGCAAGGTCGGCGGCCAGGAGTTGCCGATGGGCGTGACGTTGACCGTGCCTCCGCAGCTCGGACAGGGAACCGGCGCGGTCGTTGGCGGTGGCGTGCCTGATTACGGTCTCGCCATCAGCAACCTCGGCGAACATGAATTCGAGTATATCGCGCTGCCCTATACCGATAGCAACACACTGTTTGATTGGGAGCAGGAGTGGTCGTTCGAGGACACTGGCCGGTGGGGATGGATGAGACAGCTCTACGGGCATTTGTTCTGCTGTAAGCGGGAAACTTACACCAATCTGATCATCTATGGCGAAACCCGCAACTTTGGACCGACCTCGATCATGGGGATCGAACCGGAAGCGGCGTCGCCATCCTACGAGTGGGCCGCGGCGTACACCGCAAAAGCTGCCCGCGCCCTGACTAACGATCCAGCGAGGCCTCTCCAAACACTGTCGCTCAATACGATGTTGGCGGCACAACCGGAGCGCCGGTTCAATCTGCCGGAACTCAACAGTCTGGCGGGCGTCGGCATCGCGACCCAAAAGACCGGCACCGACAACATCCCGCGCATCATGCGGGAAACGACAACGGCGCAATTGAACAGTCTGGGTTACAGTGACGACGCATACGAGCTGGTCACGACCTTGGCCACGCTCGCGGCACTGATCCGCAATCAGCGGCAGGCGATCACCAGCAAGTTCCCCAGATACAAACTCGCAGATGACGGAACACGTTTTGGCCCCGGACAAAAAATTGTTACGCCAAAAGTAATCCAGGGCGAGCTCATTGCGCAGTACCGCATCGACGAGTTCAACGGCCTTGTAGAAAATGTGGATGCGTTCAAGCAACACCTAATCGTCGAGCGCGATGTGAACAACCCGAACCGGCTGAACGTGCTCTATCCGCCAGATCTGGTGAACCAGCTTCGGGTGTTTGCGGTCCTCGTCCAGTTCCGACTCCAATATGATAGAGGCCAGGACCTCGAAATCATCAATTAATAAAAACTCCGGGCGGGCCAACTGGCCCCCCGATCCTCTCAATCATCCTCAAGCTAATGGAGACGTAGATGGCCCAACGCATCGCCGGCACGGCGTTCTGCAAGGTTGATGGAAATATGCTTCCACTGCGCGGGAACTTTACGGTCTCGCCCAGCTCACTTGAGCGGACGTTTTTGGCCGGCCAAGATTATGTACATGGCTACCAAGAGCTGCCGCGCGTTCCGTGGATCGAAGGCGACATCAGCTCAACACCTGACATTTCGATGGAAGGCCTTGAGCAAATGGTCGAGGTCACCGTCACAGCCGAGCTAGCCAATGGCAAGGTGTATGTGCTGAAAGAGGCGGCTTGCAAGAGCGCGCTGGAGAACAACACCCGCGAGGGTCAGTTCCGCGTCAAGTTCGAAGGCACGACCTGCGAAGAGGTCGGCTAGTCGCGCCGACCGCAAATTTCCTCGACGGCTTCCGGCGACAAATCTTCCGCGATCATGACTTCCAATAGCGCGCGCTCGGCGAACGGCGGCTCGTCGTCGCCAGCCACCCAGCGACGTATGGAACGCGGCCCACGGCGTAAGAAACGCGCCGCGGCCATCTGGCTGAGCTCGAGCGTCTCGATCAACTCGCGGAAGTGCAGTGCGGACTTGGTGCGGCGGATCATCGACGTGGTCCCGTGTTGATCGACGACCCGACGAAGCGGCCCTGGTCGTCGTAGAACGATCTTGAGTTGCCGTTGCGCACCGAGCTCCCGGTGAACGAGCCATTGCTGCCATAGAAGCTCGACGAGTTCCCGCGCGTCACCGACGACCCAGCGAACTGGCCCTGACCGTCGTAGAAGGAGCGCGTCTGCGCGTGGGCCGCGCCAATGAGAATGGTCATCAGCCAAAGCAAGACCGCCCAGAACATCGCTTTCTTGAGGTAGTAGCAGAACCAAAAGGCGTTGGCCTGACGGGTCTCGCTGCGGATCTGAGCAAGACGGGTACGGACGAGCTCGAGCTCGAGCGCCGCCAATTCATTGCGGGGCGGGGGAGACTGCGGTCGAAGCCGCCCCGGAAATTTGATGAGGGTGCTCATGGGAGGTCTCCGATTGTCTGCTGCAATTCACGCAGGGCTTCACGTTGTTGCGGTGTCAGTGAGTCGCGAATTGCCTGCAGGTCGCGTGCGTCCATGCAAACGCGCGGATGTCCTACGAAGCATTCTTGTTTTGGCAGCCAACTCCACAAGCTCACTCCAATGGCCGCTGCTATGCAAATAACTGCTGCTATGTCGGCGTGTTTTTTGGTCATGACTTTGTCTCCAAAGACCGGATGCGGTCGAACGCAATCGCTGTGAGAATTAAATTGTAGACGACCAGAAGCGCGATGATGATCGCAGGGGTCGTTACGAAAATCGCGGTCATGATCGTGGTCCTTCCAGCCATTTTTTGATCTGTGGAACGACCTCATTGCAAAAGGTCTCAACGCCTATCCGATCAATTTTGGCGCTGACAAAAGCTTTTGCATACTCTCGGGATGCTTCCGGCGCGAACGACCATGCGACCACCAACATGCCATATTCGCGATCTGTCATGATGCTTGCAGAACACTGCGTTCTGGCCTCAGTCATTATCCGCAAACTTGCGGCAGCGCCGTTATCCGTGAGCGCAGCCATCGCGGGCGCGGCGAGCGCGACTAGGGTCGCGGCGGTGATCAGGAGCGTTGTCATTTTAGGATCCTTGGTTGGGGTTGATGGGGGGCGGCCGTTTAGGAACCGACCGCCACGAAGGGGTGGCCCTTAGCAACCGCGTCTGCGACCGCCGCCTTTTTGGCCTCGCCGTATGAGCCGGTGTAGAAATGCGGCTCGGGATCGCTGCCAAAGTAGAAGGCCCAGTAGCCGTACCCGCGGGGCTTCTTGCCGTGGGCGAACTCGTAGTTGGTGGTTGAAACGTCGACGGTCATTGTCTTGCTCCTTATTTTGAGATGAACACTATGAGTCGCCCCGTGGGGCGACCTTAGTGATCAGTAGTAAGCTGGATTTTTTCGGAAGCCGCTTATCGGCGAAAACGTGCCGACAACCGTCCCGGCCGTTCCCAGCGTCACAACCGCCTCGAAACACGCTTTCACGGCCCAAGCCTTCGCTTCGTCGAAAGTTTTGAACTCGCGGAACGTGCCGAAGTTAATGTGATGCACGGTAAACATTCAAAGACTCCTGTTTGTTTGGTGAACACTATGACGACGCCCGCAGGCGTCGCTTAGTGATCAGCGTGGGGTTACGACGTAGCTATAAACTGTCGTGTTGGTGCTGAACCGGCTATCGACCGAGTCCATGTTCACCATGACAACAAGCGCGCCATACATTCTGTTGAGATCGAAACGCATTTTAGACTCCGTTGTTGTTGAACGTCTCTAAATGATCACGGGGACCCTGGGGGAGCGCTTTCGCGCCCGCGCCGATCGTAACCAGTGCGGTGACCTTGCGATACGTGACCATATAGAGACGCTCTGGAATTCAGAGCGTAACCTTCTGAGCATCAGTGAGCGGGCGCGACCGCGCGCCGTAAGCGGTGCAGGGAGTTAAGGCGACCATCCGGTGTGGTGCCTTCGCCAGAGCCCGGCCGGACTCTCGCGGCTTGTTTAAGGCCAACCCTCTCGCTAAATCCGGGTCTTACCGCTGCCATTCAAGCATAGGCCGGACCCGCTCGCTGATACTCAGAGACGCTCCGCACAGTGCAGAGCGTTGTCTTGTGTCCGATGGCTTACGTTGCTGGGGCAGGTTGCCGTAGCGCCTACCCGCGCGGCCGGTGGTGGAAACCGGCTGCCGTTGCCTTGTCGGGGGTCTTGTGGCGGGCTTGCCGACTTGGCGTCCCTATTCCCAACTCCGTTCTTGATGATGTGAACATAGGCCACAATGGCCTAGGACGCAATAGCCTAGGGTGCGACATTTAAGCAGGAATAACAGGGGTCTTATCAAAGCGGTAAACAGAGGAACACAGCCTATGGACGACAGAACAAACAAGCCGCCGGTTGAAAGCGAGCAGCAAGCCGACGTCGACTTTGAAAGCACCGCGCCAGGGCAGCTCGAGCAGGAATCAAGCTTTGAACACACGCTGTCGAAACCAATCCAAGCGCACGGCGAGGAATTGCGGAAACTGACTTGGCGCGAGCCAACCGGAGCTGACATCGAACGCGCCGGCAATCCCATCGTGATCGATTTCTTTGGCGAGAAGCCCACCCTGACGTTCAACGAAAAGAAGATGGGCGCGATGATCTCCGCGCTCTGTCAGATCCCGCCCTCGAGCGTGCGCCAGCTAACAGCAGCGGACTGGAATTCCATCGCCTGGAAGCTGGTCCGTTTTTTTATGCCGCAGGGGGCGGCGTAGTCGCACCCGACAGCGTCGTACTGATGTGTTACGAGCTGGCGTATTTCTATCACATCGACCCGCGTGCGTTCCTAGAGCAAACAATCAGCGAACTCGCGCGCCACAAGCTGTGGACTGAACGCCTGACCGAACGGATTCGCGCTGCGCAAGAGGCGGCGTCCGGTTCTGAGCCTTAACCCATGCCTGACCAGACAGTTGAGATCAAACTGGTACTGCGGGACGAGTTGTCCAAGCAGCTCGCCCCTATTGTTGCGCAGGTCAGGCAGCTCAATCAGGCGATCGACACCAGCCGCCCGCAACAGCATATGGAGCGGTTCGGCAGCGCCGTCCAAGGCGCTCGCCGCGAACTCTCCGCGCTATCGCAGATCACGTTCGGCGGTCTGATCGGCGGCGGGATCGTTGCCGGTTTGATGGCCACCGCTAAAGCCCTTGGCGATATGGCCAACCGGGGGCTGCAGCTCCGCTACAGCGCGGACGCGCTGGGCGTCAGCACTGATATGCTCAATAAGTTTTCCGACGCCATGATGGGCATCGGAAAATCGCGCGAGGCCGGCGAATCCAGCATCGAGGCAGCAATCAAGTCGCTGCGCGAGCTACAGATCGAAGGAGGACAATCGAAACTATTCACTGAACTTGAGCGCGCCGGCGGCGAGAGTGGCAAAAAACTTGCAGTCGAACTGTCGAAGGAAATTGCTGGACCGCGCGGCCTGCAGGGCGGGCTCGAATACGCGATGCAGCGCATGGCCGGGATGCGACAGGAATCGGCGGCCAAGTTCGCGGAAGTTCTGGGACTGGGACCCGGTTTCGGTCGCGAAGCAGCGCGCGATTATCTGGAGGTGCTGGGTCAATTGCCCAAGCGGCTTGAGCTGTCGCACGCGCAACAGTTAGAGATGGTGAAGGCCAACGCCAGTCTCAACATATCGTGGGACAACATCAAGACCAGGTTAGCTGGCTCGATACTGCCGCTGTTTGCACAGCTAACAAGTACGCTCGACAAGTTCCTGCAATCAGCGCAGGGTCAGGCATTCACCAAGCAATTGGAAGAGTGGGGGCAGCAGATGAATGCTGCCCTGAAGGCTTGGCTCGAGGGCGGTGGCCTAGATCGATTAACCGCTGATCTGGGCAAGGGCATCACTGATCTACAGCAAGGGTTTGCTGCGGCTGACAGCGTGCTCCATGCGATGGGAGTAACTTGGCCGGAACTGATTGGTGGGCTTTACCTCGCATCGTTTGTCGGCAACCTCGTTTCAATCGGGCGATTGCTCCTTGCGTTGGCACCGTTTGCGCCGCTGATTGCCGCGCTGACTGCGTTGATCCTACTCAAGCCCACTGAAGCCGAAACTTTAGAGCTCCTACAAAAACGCAATCCCGAAGGCAGAGGACCAGGCGGGGGACTTTTCGATTGGCTTAAGCAGTATCTGCCAGATTATTTCACGAAGCCGGGGTCGCACTATCAGGAACAGGGACAACCCAAGACTGAGCAAGAACAACGCGGTGATGCTGCGGCGAAAAAACAGGCGCAACAGCGCACCACTGAAGAACTCAAAAAACTCGAGTATGCAGTCGAGAAAGCCAATCAATTTCTCTCGCCGGGTGGCCCAGAGGGCGGAACCGGAGCCAGCGGGTTCCAACTGCCGCCCTATCAGCAAAAAGATTTCACGTTCTATTATCCCGGTGCCAGCGGTTCTGGAGGAATGGAAGGGCCGTATGAAACCGCAAAAAGGGGATTAGATAATGCGTTTACGCCTAAAACGCTTGATGATTTTCGATTGGGACTGTCGCCCGCTGTTACGGTTGCTGGTCCTGCGAGCAAATTGGGCGAACACGTAAACCTAGGCGATATCCAGTATCGCAGTCCGCTCGATGGACGGGTCTACCAAGTTCCTAATGTACCCGGTTATGTCCACGATCGCGGCGGGGCTTTTAAAGAAAGCACACCAGACAAACGAGACATCGCGGTCGGTGATTTTCGCGGCATCAACCCTGATACTGGACAGCCCTTCACTGACGCATCCGCGCACGCATTCAGCATCGCATCCGGCCAGCAATATCCGCCCGGTACGTTTCCAGCGGCATCAGGTTTTGATGAGGCGGGTTTTACCGGCGCAGCCAATATCGTCACCGCCGATATGATCACGAATCATCTCGCCACGCGCGATTCTCAATCCATCAACGGCACGGCGACGGTCGACATAGACGTTGGCGGTATCGGGCAGACGATGCGCAACCCGGCTGATCTGTTCAAGCCGCAACCGCTCGGCGGTTCAGTTCAAATGCAAAACGTGACGAAGCCTGAAAACAATCCCTTGAGCTTCCAGTAAATGCCGCACAAAACCCCCAGCATAGAGATCGTCGTTCGCGACGAGGTGACGCGAGCTCTTGAGCGCGCACGCGCACATATGCGTCAGGCTGGCGGCGGTAAGGAGGCGCTGGGCGGCATAACGGGCGCAATCAAGGGACTCGAAGGCGGCATCGAGTCAGTCGCGCGCGGCATCAGCCGCGAGTTCGGCGCGCTCGCTCGCATCACCGGAGGCGGCTTGCTGGGCGCAGGTTTTGCCGTCGGCCTCAACAGGACGGCGCAGGCACTCGGCAATGTCGCGCGGGCCTCCGTGCAGCTCCACTATCTCGCTGACCAGATTGGGCTGACGACTACTCAACTGACAAATCTGACTAACCGTGGCCGCGCGCTCGGCATGAGCACGCAGGAGACTACGGCTGGCATTTCAAGCATCACAAAAAATCTGCGTGATCTCAAACTGCTTGGCCAGAATGCGGCGATCTATAAGTCGCTCGCGGAAGCCGGCGGTGCCAGTGGCCAGCGGTTTGGCGATAAGCTGATCGCCGCAGTCAGGGGACCTGGCGGATATGATGCAGGCGTCCGTGCGTTTGTCCGGCAAATGTCGGAGACGAACGCCCAAGCGCAACGCAAACTCTCTGAACTGTTCGGCTTGGGTTCGATTGCTTTTCGGGATCTTTATTCGTTGGGGCTGGGAGATCTTCCAAAATCTTTGGAGCTGCCTGAAGCTGCGGCGCACAGCCTTACGCGCGCGATGGAGGAATCCGACATTGCGTGGTCAAACATCAAGACCACGGTTGGCGGCGCGCTGTTGGGGCCGGTCGAGCAATTAGCCAACACGCTCACTCAATTCCTGCAAGGTCCCGGCAGCGGAATGCTCAAACAATTTGCTGATTGGGTTTCTAAGATCAACATCCCATGGGGATCGATTGCTGATGGATTGAAGGACGCAGCTGATACGCTGACCAGCGTGGTTAAATGGGCGCGAAAGACTATCGAAGATCTCGACCCAACTGTGCAAAAGATGGGCGGCTGGGAACCAATCCTTATCGGCCTCGGAGCACTGCTCGTCGCTGGCCAATACGGCGGGCTGCATTGGGGATTGCTGGCCATCGGCGGTGCGCTGAAGCTGATGGGCGATAATGCTTGGATACTCAAGGGACTGGCTGATGCGGCCAAAAAGACGGGGATGGTGGGCGGCGGCAGGAGTCAACAGCCGTCGAAATTCGGGACGCATTACTCGACCAACATCGAGGACCGTCGCAAAGAGCCGCCGATACAAGTGCCGCCGAATGCCAAGCAGCCGCGCACTGGATATAACTTGGTCAGTCCCGGCGACCAAGACGACACCACCAATGTCTTTGCCGACCAAGTGCAGAGCACGCAGGCGCAGGTTCTGCGGCTTGCCAATATTATTGCAGCATCGAGAGGATTGCCTCCTGATGAATTGAGCGCAGGCGGGGTGCCAGGACAGATCCGCATCCCCAGCGGCACAAGCGGCGGCGGTGGCTTCACGCCGCGTCAACGGGCAGCACCGCCAGTATCGACGCCACCAGTAACGCCACGGACGACGCCGCCTGCTGAACCAACAACTCAGCCGCCAACGCCGCCTTCCACGCCGCCGTCAACGCCGCCAACGACACCGCGAGAACCATCTGCAACGCCGCCGTCAGCGCCGGCTGGGCCAACACAGCCGCCCGGAGGCGCAAATAAGGGCGTGTTGCTTTTCGCCCACGGCCTTACTGGACGCTATGAGGGGATGCACGGCAGCGTTGCCCAGATCGAAGCAGACGTTAGGCGATACGCGGCGGCGCACGGTTATAGCAGCGTCGAGTTCATCTATGGCACTCCCGCGCAACAAGAAAAACAAATGCAGGATCGCGTTAAGCGCGGCGGGGTTGGCGGGCTCTTGGGTTTTTCGGCGGGTGCTGGGCCGGCGCGAAGGGTCAGCAATGCGACCGGGGTGCCAGCCGTTACGGTAGGCGCGCCAAGTGTTCCCGGCGATGTTACTGATCCAAACGAAAAACACCACATGCAGCAAATCCGCGTGCTGGCGGAAAAGGAAGAAAGGAAACGACTGCAACAAAACCCGCCAGCGCAGCCGCAAGTACCCACCGCGAATCCGCAGACGCCAACCGCGCAACCGCCAGCG